CTTGTTAAATTAGAGGAACGTCAGATAAGTATCTTTAAAACGTTACAGCGTGTTGAGAAGCACATTGAAAAAATAAATGGGCAGGTACAGGATAATAAAACTAATCTAACTAAAATAACTACGGTTGGTTCTATTGGCATCCTTATCATGCCTGTAATAGTGTCAATAATAATGAGGGTAATATAATGGAATGGTTATCACAAAATTGGGAATGGGTTTTACTTGGTTTTATGGTCTTGGAAAAATTGGTAAAGATGTCACCAAGTGATAAAGATGACATTTTGCTTGATGTTGTTGTCCAGGGGCTTACTAAAATGGTAAAAGGAGAGAAAAAATGAGTATGTTATCCAGTTGGGTAAGAAAACAAGTCAAGAAAAAGGGCGCAAAAGCCTTTATGTTAAAAATCCTTGATATAATAGTATCAGTAACACCGTCTAAAAAGGATGATAAGATGCTTGCTGAGATAAAAGATGTTATGAACAAATTTGATTAATACTAAATGGGACTTGTTTTAAATGGCTTATAGAAGTATATCAAAAGTAAGTAGACCACCAAAAAAAAGGAAAAAAAATGCCAAGGTTCGGAAAAAGAAGTCGGGAAAGACTAAAAGGCGTAAATAGTAAACTTATAAATGTATTGAATGAAGTAGTAAAGTATTTTGATATAACAGTAATTGAAGGTGTACGTAGTCAGGAAAGGCAGAATGAACTTGTTGCACAAGGAAAGAGCAAAACAAAGTTTGGTAAACATGTAGATGGTAAGGCTGTGGATATAGCTCCATATCCAATTGATTGGAATAGCCGTGATGATTTTCATTATCTTGGAGGTTTTGTTCTTGGAGTCGCGTCTAAGATGGGTATTGACATAAGATGGGGAGGCGACTGGTCTGATTCCAGTCTTAGTAAAAATGCCAGAACGACAAAAGATAATAATTTTGATGATTTAGTTCATTTTGAGATAAAAGATTAGGGGTGGAAGCACAATGAGAGGGTTTAATGAAAATCAAAGAAACTGTAATTGTATTCCCAGATATTCACTTTCCAAATCAAAACGAAAAAGCTCTAAAATGCGCATTAAATGTTGTAAAGGAAGTAAAACCAACAGCATTTCTACTGCTGGGGGATTTCATTGATGGTGAATCTGTTTCGCATTGGCAATGGAAAAGGCGAAAGCGTCCGCCTCTTGAGTACCAGCTTCCATTTATTGATCAAGAAATTTCAGAGGGGAATCAAGGTCTTGACCGTATTGATGAAGTCCTTAAAAAAGTTGGTTGTAAGAAAAAACAAGTTGCTCAAGGAAACCATGAAATCTGGTTCGACTACTTTGTGGAAGAGAACCCGTACCTTGAACATTATGGATCAAGAAAAGCCTTTAAGCTCGACGAACGTGGTTATGAGTGGCATCCCTATGGTGAAATCTTTAAAGTGTTTGGAAGCAAGTTATATGCTTACCACGGAGGACACTATGTGGGAATTGCCCATGCAAGAACTCACGCCTTACAAATGGGATGCAACATCATCTATGGGCATACCCACGATTGCCAAAAAGCAGTCATCACCCACATCTCAGGACCACATATGGCATATTCAATGGGATGCTTAACTGATATGACAAAAGGTTACTTAAAAGGACGTCCTACAAATTGGACACATAATGTTGGGATAGTTGATATTTTTCATAATGGCAACTTTAACTTAACAGTTTTGGATATAAACGATGGTATTACTACATATGGAGGAAAAGTAATAAGTGGCTAAGAGGTTACATGAGATAAAAAACTTCCATGTTGGTACAGTAACGACTCCAGTTGATACTGATTTAGCAGAAGATGCTGCAACCTACAGTTTGAATATAGATCCTATGGCTGAAGACGGTGTTTTAAAAGGGATACCGTATGATGAGATTAGGTATGTTATTGAAACTGGGGCCGATAGCAATCCAATAAGTAGTAATTTGGCAAATGGGTCGACAATACTAGGCTTAGATGATTCAGCTGATTTTGCTGCTTCAGGTACTATCATATTTACAGATTCTTTAGGTAATAGCCAAAAATTAACTTATACAGGTAATGATTCAGGAACAGAAAGACTTACTGGTTGTTCTGGATGGACTGGAGCTGGGACTATTGTTAATGATACATTAGTATATGAAGGAACTGGCGGGAATTATATAGCTGATCGAGCTGTAATGATAAATAATGATGGTACTCATCATATTGTGTATTACCAAGATAGTGATAATAAAATAAAAAAAGTTGATGATCTTTATGATTTGCCAGAAACTCCAATAAGAGCTGATATTTCTTCATCTGCTGAATCTGTTACCGGTATTCCGTCTATGGTGAAAAATAATAAAGAAGTTCATATTGGAATGGGAAACGGTTCTGCAAATAAACCGCTCTGGTGCGGATTTGAAAGTCGAGGACAATTTGGAGTGGCTGCATCAACTAGCTTAGTTAAGGCAGATGCGGAATTACATTCTCCTACTACTTTTCCATCATTTCATAAAACAGTTGAATATGGAGATTATATTTATGGAATATCTTTTGATGGAAATTATCTTTACTATATTGATAAAGACGATGTTGATTACCCTGTATATGTTTCTAATTTAGTTTTTACAAATACAAAAGCACTTGCTTTGGATCATAATAATTTGCTAATGATAGTAGACGACAATGATTCACTTATTTGGATTGACGTATCATCTACTACCCATACTGTTTCAAAAACCTATGGAATAACTCAAGCTGGAACTGAAACTAGTCATGATTTTACTGATATTATAGAAACAGGTGCAGCAAGTACCTGGCATATATGGCTGGCTAAATCGGGTGGACATACTTTTCATGGAGAAGGACAGGTTAATGCTCCAACTACTGCTGTTGGAAGAGGTTTACTTCAAAATGCGACTGCTCCTACCGGGACTGCTGGAACCTTAACATTTACAGATAGAACTCCATGGCAAGGCTATAAGAGTACATTGCGCGGTTCCGATGCTTTAGAAATTGGAGCATGGTACGATAGCAATACTACCAGTCAAGGTACAGCACCAAGTAATAGTTATCCTGCTAATGCGGCTATTATTCCTTATACAAAAGCATCATTAATAAAGGCTAATGATACTGCTTGGGTGGGGTGGATTTGTGAATTTGTAGTAGATGATAATCAGACTTACAGATTGGGTATAAATTGTTTAAATAATGCAACAACAGGAGCTGCAGTTCCTCATCAGGTTGTAGATATGAATGGACCTGTAATGAATTTTGTGAAAAATGATTATGCTCCAGTTTATCATATAACTACTTATGCAAGTAACGATATAGATGAAACAAAATGGTTTCCAGTTCGATTAAAAACTGGTGCAAGTGCTACTGATGTTATTGGTAAGTATGGTGATGGCACAGATTTGACAAATGCATCTTTACAAACTTCGTGGGATAATATTACATCTATATACAGTCATGATAGTGGTCATGCAACTAATGACAGAATTATTGTAGGGGTAAACAGAGCTGGATCTACTGGAGTCACTAGTAATGATACAAAATTAGAACATTGGAAATATGTTGATCCTACACCATCAGTTAGTTCTACTATGGTATTAAACCATTGGTACGCTACAAGTGATGGTTTTTCATCTCACAATAGTGATGAAACTGTTTATAGGTTTGCATCTGGAGCGGCAAGTGTTGGAACGCTTATCTATGCAACAGATGCAGCTAAAGTAAAAGATGCTATTATTTCTTGCTCTGATACTGGTTTTACTTATGAGCTTTTTCTTAATTCTGGAACCGATAATGGAAAACTAGCAACTTTAAGCAGTACTAATACAACTACTTTTACTGGATGGACAAAAAGACAGCAAGCGCCATTAGATTTAACATTATCTCAAACAGGTATGTCAGCTGGGTCTTTTATTGCTACTAAAGAATATTGGTATAAAGTATCATTTATATATGATGGCTATCAGGAAAGTCCATTGGGGATAGAATGGCAATTAGATACTCCCGAAGCCAAAAATGTTCAAGTTACTTTTGATTTATATACAGATTCTCTTAGTTCAAGGGTAACTGGAGTTATTTTATATAGGGCAGAAAGTGCAACAGATGGTGATACTAAGCCAACAGGGTTTTACAGAATGGTAAAATCATTTGATCTTGATGTGAGTTGGAAATATTCTACTGATGCAACCTGGGGAACAACAAGAACCAAAGTATTTATTGATAATCATGTAGATGGTTCAAGTTATGAAGCAAGAACAGGAATATCTGAAGTACTTGATTTCACTATTCCAAACTATAGTTTATCAACAGATTTAAATAGTCATTTATTTGTAGCGAAATGTCATCATTCATTAATCAAGGATGCAACTAATTATCTTTTTAAATCAAAACCATATAATTATGATCAGTTTAATTGGATCAATGATTTCTTAATTTTGCCGACTTCTCCAACTGCACTAAAATCTTTTAATGGTAGGTTATATGCTTTTGATGAAAATAATATGTATAGAATAGAACCTAATAATTTATATATAGAGGACACTATTGAAGGCGTTGGTTGCCTATCTCAAAGTTCAATTGCCGTTTCGGATCATGGGATGTGTTTTGCTGATGGGCGACATATTTATTTACATAATGGAAGAACTGCAGATCCTATATCTATAGCCATATCAAGAGGTGATACTACTTATAGTTGGCAAACTATAGATACCACATACAGTCCATTAATATCATTTTCCAATAAAATGAAAAGTTTTATTATAGTATTTAAAACTTCTAGTGGATTATATCCGACTTGGACTTACAATGTTATAAAAAAACGATGGGATTTATGGCGAAATTTCCAAATATATGGCGGTTCTCAAGAAACTGCAGAGCCTAAAAGTATTGTTATTGGAAAAAATGGTGAATTAATTGCAAGTTGTAATAGTTTAATGTATACAATAATGAACGATCCTGTAAATGTAAAAGCATGGGATTGGCATAGTAAAAAAATAACTTTAGGTCAAGATACTCAATATAAAAGATTTAATAATTATAATATTACTGGATCTCCAAGCGGTTCTTTAGGACATGCATCAGCTGGGCTTTACGTCCAGTTAGATGGTAGTAATGTTGTAGAGAGTGGTTCAGTTACAAATTTTACTACAGATACAAAAAGTGCTAAATATATGCAATGGTTTTTAAAAGGACAGACAAGTACAGTAGATGCACTTGGCACTATTTATAGACGTAAGATTATAATGGCAGACCAATAATGAGTATATCTAAAAAAAGACCATTAGTTTTAACGGACACTGATATTCCTACTTTAAATCGTGTTTTAGCAAAATTATATGAAGATATAAATGAAGTTATTAATGCTGTTAATAAAAAAATTGTTGCTGAAGAACCTAATAGGTTTGAAGGCAAATTAGGTGATATAAGAATTGTACAGGCATCCAATGGTGATTATGAAATACAAGGCAGAACCAATGATGGATGGGTATTTACAGAAATGGACTTTAAGGATAACTAAAAGAGGTAAAGATTATGGGATTATTTGGATACCCTGACGATATACAACAAGATTTTTCATTCGATCCGTCATATGCATCATATAGCCCAAGTTCTGGGTTATTGAGAGGCATTGGAGATTTACAAGATACAGCTGGAAAACAGAAAAGATTGGGAGGTGAATTTTCTCAAGCTTACCGTCAAATGCTTGATCCAGGTTCAGCATATTATCAACGAATGTTTGGAGAATTAAGGAAAGGTGTTGGAGATACTGCTGCTCAAACCAGAGTAGGCATGAATCAGGCTCTTGCATCTAGAGGAGTTGGTCAAGGTGGTATGTCTTCTCTTTTAGGATCAGCTACAATGAATACAGCTGGTGAACAAATGAGAAAAGGGTTCACGGGTATTCAAAGCACTGGTCTTGGCCATGCTGGGACTTTTGGAGGATTGGCTAATACTGCTTATGGTACAGCAGGACAAATATATGGGCAGGCTGGCGGGTTACTTTCTGGGATTGATGATAGAACTTTAAATGTAAGTATGCAAAATGCTCAAACTGAAAATGCTTATAACCAGTACTTAAGACAGTCACAATATAATCAGTCAATTCAGAATCAGAATGCACAATCAGCTTACTGGAACTCTGTAATGGGTTTTGCAGGTGATATAGGTGCTGCGGCTTTAACTGGTGGCGCTAGTCTTGCAGCTGGAGGTCTATTTAGTGCGATGATGGGTGGAGGCCAGACAATGTATAATGATAATCCTGAATATAATGTATAATCCATTGAATTAAAAAAATTGAGGTAAAAATATGGCTACAGGAATAAATCCTCCGGGGATGCAACAAAGGTTCACTGGATATACTTTCGGTGAAAAAGATCGTTTTCAAAGAGCGGTAAGTGATAAGAAGAATAGAGAACAGCAACTTGAAGTTCTTTCTGCTCAGTTAAAAGTTCAGAAGGATATAGCAGATGAAAGAAATAGAACTACTATTGAAGCTGCTGGTATTAGGGGAACCCAGGAATTAGAACAGATAGAAGCAGCTGGAAAGGTAGAGACAGGTCATATAAAAGAGAAAGGTGTAGTAAGGTCTAAACATATAACAGAGGAAGGTGCAGTAGGATCTCAACATATAACACAGAAAGGTGATATAGGGTCTAAACATATAGTACAGAAAGGAGCAGTAGATATAGATCTTATAGAAAAGAGAAGTGAAAAGAAAAAGCAAGAGATAGAACTCCAGGGCGGTATTTCAAAGGATATATCTCAACAGGAGATAATAGGAAGAAAAGATGTTACTAAAATCCAAACCACATCTGCTGAAAAACGGAATTTAGATAATATTAACGCTCGAAGAGAAGAAACGGATAAAAAATTAGCGTGGGCAAGAACTGAAAGAACGCTTATTGAAGGCGGACTGGACGGAAGACAGGCAAAAGACCTCTCCACTCGTTTAGATTTAGCAAATTTATCTCATACTGAAGCCATGAAACGACTGGAAAAGGAACTTGGAACCAGAGTAAACATTACGAAAATGAAAGAAGACGGGTCATTGGCACGCATGGTAAAACAGATACAAAGTAATGAGTTTATTACTAAAGTAAAAGAATCAGGTGCTATGGATCGTATTGTGGAACAGTTAACATCCAGAGAAAATCTTGCTGGGTTGGATAATGAAGCAAAAATGGAAAGGCTAAAAGAGAGTTTGCTTAACGATAATGTTATGCAGAGATTTATTCAAAGTAATTTAAATAAGCGTCAATTAGTAGGTATTGATGCTAAAAAAGAATTAACTCAATATGTAGAGGGAGAAGCGTTTAAAAGACTTAATCTTGATTTAGAATCACGTGAAGCAATTCAGGTTATGCTTGAACAAGGTAGAAATACTAGAGATCAAAATCAATTTATGTATAATACGGAACTTCAACTTGATAGAGCAAATCAGCAAATGGCTTTACAAATAGAAGATCAAGAACATCAAACGGGGATAGCTGAACAAAAGTTTGAACAAGCCAAAGAATTGGGAAATGTTAATTTTGAGAGAGATGTTTTAAGAAGTATTCTCAATATAAAAATGAAAGGCGAAGCGGAAAGGCAGAGTTTTAATTTCTTAGCAAGTCCTTTTAGTCTTGGTAAAACTTCTGGTATTCTTGGAATAAATTATAAAGAACAAGATGTATTAGATCAAGTTGGTAAAAATCTTCCCGCTTTATCAGAAGCTGTAAGAATTGCTAGAAACATACCAGACGAGGTTACTGTTGAAAAAGGTGGCTGGTTTAGTAAAGATAAAGAAGTATCAACTATGGTTCCTAAAAAAGATCAACTTTTTAAAGTACTTGAGAATTATGAAAAAGAGTTATCTGGAAGCCAATTCTACAATTGGGGTGAAAGTATGTCTACTAAAAAAGACGCTAAAGCAAAACTTGGTGACATAAGAAGTTTAATGATGATGCTTAGAACTCCATCAAAATGGGATATGAATCCTCCATCTGGTTACTAATAAAACAGTAAAATATGAGTCCGCATGAACTTGAACAACAGATATCTCTATATAATACCAATCCTTGGTTATTTAGTGACAATCTTTTAGATGAAGTAGAGAAATACTCTAGCGAATACGATATTCCTTTTCAGAGGAATATGGATGTAGAGGAACAGAAACAAGGCAGTTATTTAAATCAATTTGTATCTGGTTTTTCTGAAGGACTTCTTGGTCCACTAGCATTTGGAGGCTGGGCGGAGGATCCTGAAGCTCCAGGAGAACAAATAGCGCACAGTATGGGGCATTTAATTGGTTTTGCACCTGCGTTATTAGGTTCTATTGTTACTGGCGGTGCTACTGGCCTTGCAAGGCTTGGATTAGGTGCAGTACAGGCATCACGCTCTCAAAAAGTAATCAGCGGTCTTGCTACAGTTGGCAAATTCCTTCAATCTCCAGTAGCTAAATCAATTCCTTTCAGGGTTGCTGAACCTGTTATAAAAAAAGGACTAAACCCTTTAATTACCAAAGCTGGCATAAATGTAAACAGTTATCTAAAAAAAGGCAGTATTGGAGCAGATATATATGAAAGTGCCGCATCACTTGGTATTGCATCCGGGGTTAGTAGTGTATGGGAAGGAACAGATGTTGCATTAAACTCTGTTGTACATGGGGCAATGTTTGGGGGAGCGTTTGGTACTATAGGGAATTTTGTGAATATGGGAAAGATGTTGGGTCATTCTAATCCAGCAGTTAGAAGTGGTGCTGAGAAATGGTGGTTTAATACTGTTGTTAAGGGAGGATTAGGTGCTGGTTTACAAGGTGGTTTAGCTACCGCTCAAGGCGCACCCACTGCAGTTCAAATGTATGAATATATATTAGGCGGTTTTTTCGGTGCAACTCATCCAAGTGCTAAGGTAAAAGCTGCTAGGAACTATATAGGTTCTTTTTACGATAAGAAAGGCGAAATGTATGGTGAAAAACATCATGGAAAAGACCTTGATATGCTTAATCAGGAAGAGTTTTCTATATTAGATAAAGAATCTCAAGATTATGTTAAATGGCATTATAAACAGCATATAGGTCAAAAATATGATGGTCGTATGGGCCAACTAGAAATGTTTGAACAAGAGGCTAAAGAAGGCGAAGAAGTAACTGAAGCGTCCGTACAAATGGCTAATTTAAGAAGGAAATTGGAACAAGATACAGAAATAGCAGAAGCGCATTTGAAAATGAAACGTAAGACTGATACTCTTACTGAAGAAGACCAGGCATTAGCAAAAGGTCGGGCATTGAAGGAGCTTGAGGATTATTTTAATGTTGCCAGAGATGTATCAGTTGCAACTGAGGTAGCAACTGAATTAAGTGATGTTAAAAATTTACCAGATCAGCTTAACGAGAAAGTATCGGAATTAGATAAACGTGCAAAACAAATCGGTTTTAAAAATTCAAAACAACTCAATCTAAACTCTATTCAGGCAGAAGAAATTATTCGTAAAAAAGGCGGTACCGAAGAAGACATAACTGAAGCAAAAGATATATTGAAAGAATATAGTGATATAGGTAGACAGGCTATTGATCTTTCACCATCAAAAGCAACATTGCTTAATAAAGATTCTCAAGATAACTGGATTTATAGAAGGAATCGACAATCGTTTAAATTAGATCGAGAACTTGATTTTAATGATGCTTTAGAGATGTATGAGTTTAATAAGAGGATGGGGAAAGAAGATGTCATTAAATCTTTATTAGAAGATAAGATAGAAGGGTCTTCTGAGGCACGTGAAAATTTTTTAAGAGAAGTTGATAAAATAGATAAGAAAATTAAAGATCCTGAAGTAAAAACAGGTTTAAGTGAAAAAGCTCAAGAGGTTTTAGATAGTCTGTCAGATACGCAAAGAGAAGAGATACAAAACGGTAATACAAAACTTTTATTTGATATTGTTCAGGGGCGTGAAGATTCACTTCCTGATGCCAGAGAAGGCATTGATTTGAAAAATATGGAAAGACCTCCAGATGAACAGCAAGAATTAGATATACCTTACAAAATAAAAGACCTGGCAAAAGAAATATTCGATAATAATAAAAAAGATCAGCCTGACGAGATATTGCAAAATATTGTTGATGTATTTAATACGTCTATTAAGAAAACAAGTTCATATGAAGAATTTATAGATGAGATAAGGGTTAAACATCCAGATTATATTCCGTCTGAACGGGTAGAACGGGAGTTGCTTGGTGTTTTTAATCGTTTGCAAAATGAACAATTATATCCGTACTTATATTTCGATACTATGAATATGAAACTTGGTGAGAATACCCGCCATAATAGGCAAGGTAAATATAATGCCAATTTTAGACCTCCTCCTTCAGATGAAATATATTTTAAAGATAAACTTTTAGATGAAAGAATTGGTAAGCAATCTAATGAAATTGAAAAAGAATGGAATCATTGGATAGCTACTAAACAGTATTCACCGAATGCTGGAAAAGATATTATACGTATAGATATTAAAGGTTTTGATCCCGTTAAATCAAAAATAGAGTTTGCAAACGCAAAAAACTATATATATAATGAAAATACTAATGAATTTATTGATCCTGTAAGTAAAGAAACTGTATTTCCTAGAAACTTAAAGATAATTGAATTTAAGGAAGCAGAGTTTTTTAACGAGATTTATAAACCGTATGATCAAAGATGGGATCACAATCTAAGAGAACGTGTTCCAGTAATGTCTGGAGCTGATTGGTATGATTTTCAAAGTAAACTTGATAATGGTAATCGTTATTTAAAAATTCCTGTAAAAGATAATGGCGTTGAACGTGTATATCCGTATCATAAAAATGTAACAGCATTAGATGATCCAAGAACTGGATTAACTGATCTTAGTGCATTAGACAGAATGTGGAAAACCTACATGAAGACATTCAGAACAATAGATAAAAAAGCTGATTTGTTTTTTAAGCGTGATATGGAAAATTGGGTTGATGAGTTATCTGATAACCAAACAGTAGACGCTCCTATAAGAGAAAAAATGGAAACGCTTTATAAGAAAGCTACTTTATCTAATTTCTTATATGAGCCTAATGCTCAATTTGGCAATGCTATGAAGCGCGTGAAGTATGAAGGTATTATAGCAAGTAAGGGTATGCCTCAGAAACATATAGAGAAATTCAGGGATATAACTCCAGATGGTACTATAGAGTTCATTGCTATTGATGAGATGCCTAGTGGGACTCATACTACTAATACTGTAGGTATACCGCATGAAAAATATAGAATGCGTACTGGGAGAGATAGTTATGTTGAAAAGCTTTATGAGAGCGAAATAGATGGATGGCTTACTCTTCACACTGATTTATATAAAAGACTATTAGAAGTAAACGGATTTGATCCCAGTACATCAAGAATGAAGCCATCAGTGGCAGCATGGATAGATGGAAGACTTTTTATAATAAAGGCTGGCGTCCATCCATCGCATCCTGAATATGATACAGCTATGGGTGCTAAAAACAGGGGTATTGTAACCTTGGCTGGTGCCAAAATAGTTCCTAATGAAGAACATGTCTATCATGGTAAGGCAAAAAAGGATAAAAATGGCAATCTGTCTTACGAATTTACTAAAAGAAAAAAAGATAAAGACGGGAATTGGAAAGGAACTAAAGTAAAGGTAAAAAACCCTAAGACAATAAAAATAAACTTATCAGATCTCCGTTTAGATTATGGAGTAAGAGAAGATTCTCATGCTTTGAAGCAACAGACTATTAAAAAACAATTTCATGTTCTATTAAATCAATTACAGGTTCCAAAAGAAGCATTTGATTCTTTAATGCGTGAAGCTTTTGATCCTATTATAGATGGTGACCCTGTAGCTAATTCTGTTGTAGAAACATTAAAAAGCAATGAAAAAGCACCTATTCCTAAGAATTTCAATATTAAAGATATAGGGGATGCCCAATTTGTTTACCTTATTAATAATCCGAAACATCCATTATATAAAGAACTTCTTGCGGAAATGGCAAGGGAAACTAGCTTTAATGAATATGAAGATTCATTCGGTCAAAAAGAAGAACTTTTAGAAATAAGCGATTATACAAACAGACTTCAAAGATGGGCAAAGTATACATATTTCGATCCTTTAGTAGCTATGGCAGAACCAGAATTATATCAAGCTATGGTACAAAGATACAGAAAAACAAAATTTATGTATCCTAAATGGAAAAACAGTGCAAAAGGCTGGGTAGCTGGTAATGATCCTATTACTAAGTTAAGGCACGGCAAAGTTAAGTCCGGTACATTTATGCTGGGTCATAGTTATAGAGGGATGAAAATAAAGTGGCTGGATACAAATACGGAAGTAAGCCTTGAATGGGCATTATTAAAATATCAGAGTGCTAAAGGTAAGGAAAAGAAATTAATAGCAGATACTCTTGAAATGGCATTAATGCGTGTTCCTTCTGGTGCAGTTGCCGGTACTAGAATACTTAGGTTTGACGGATTTATTGAGAATGGAAGTAAAATGGCTGATCATGGCGTATATATGCATCCTAAAGATCATTTCTATATTGACGGTGCAGATGTTGATGGAGATACAGTATTTTTTTATCAAGGTTTACCAAAGGCTTTTCGTGACGGAATAAAAAGCAATGCCAATGAATTAGAAATAAAAATGAAAGGTAAGTTGGTTGCATTGCCTAGTAAAGATGAAAAAGCAAATGATGCATTTGGCAGTACATTCCCAGATAAAATTACTGAAGAAATATTCAGTAGCCGTTTAAGTCAGTATATGCCCTTTGCATTGCGTAAAGTAGGAAAGGCTGCATATGAGGGTAAAGAAGCTATGGGAACTGTTGTAAATGCTAAAACTTTTCTTAATTATGTTACTGCTGATGTTGTTTCAAAGCCAAACAATGGCAGAGTAAAACTTGATGTATTTACAGATGGTAAGAAAGATGGGTTTATCATGCTGGAAACTAATAAAAGGAAATTAACTGATCCTGATACAGGATATAGAAAATGGGCAGTAGAGGCTGGACAGAGAACTGCTGATAGTTCTGAATATTGGAATATATTACCAGCTACAGAAATAAGAGATTTACTTTTAGAAAAAGCATTTACAAGAGCAGTATATATAGATTCAAAAGGTGGGCAAAGTAAAATTGATTTTAAGATGTTGCAAAGTACAAAATACGGTGATTTATATAATGTAAATGAAAAATTGTTTGGTAGAAACTATTATTCTAATAGACCGTGGAGTATTGATGAAGTTCAGTTTGCTATGGACAATGCCAAGAGTTCGGAATACAGAATGAACTCTTTGTTTCATCTGGCAAATAAGATGGCATCAAATAAGATAAAGGTAAAATATAATAAGGGCAATAAACAATGGCGGAAACTTATAACTGATTTTAATAAGTTATTAACGCAGGATAAATCTATACGTGATTATATTGTTCGTGAGAAACTGCAAATTACTCCAGTGTATTTACAAACTGATTATAAAGAAGTAGACGCAAGAATGGCAAAGTTTCATCAAGATCCTAAAAATAAAGATTTAGTTGAACGTAATAAAAATACTGGTGGGCAGATTGATTTTTCTTTATTAAAGATAATGGGTATGAAGAGAGATAAAAGCCTTGATAGTCGTTATCAGAAATTGTTTGATAAAATGTGGAGAGATAAAGTTGTTAGACCAATGGATCCTGCGAAAGAAGCAAAGTTATTGTTTAATGATGCTATGGATTTATACAGTGCAATTGTGGTATCTAAAAGAGGGGAATTGCTTGTTAATGCTATGAATGATGCTGGGCAAAGCGATAGTGCTTTTCCGTTTTTAAAGGAAATATCCCGTTTAGCCGTCCAAACGAAAGTTGATTATAATCGTTCAAGAAAAGGGAATACCCGTAGGATGATTCCTTCGGAACAGACATTACAGCAGGGCAATGATACTCTTAAAAAACGTAAACGTGCAATCTACAAACAGGCTAAAGAATACGGAATAGATGAAAAGTTGGCATTAGACTATTTTTATTATTATATGACAAGTTCTCTGTATAATCAAACACGGTCATCTGATGCTACAAGAAATGAAATCAGAACATGGCTTACCAATGAAAAGAAAAAGCCTGAACGTCCTAAAATCGCAAAAGATATAGACAAAACTGTAAAATATAAAAATGAAAACAGTATAGCGTATTGGGAAGGTGTACTAGATAATTTTAGTAAATGGTATAACAAAACAAGTTTTAACCGCTTTCCTCTTGAATCAAATGAAGTTCCTGAAAGAATTAAAAGAGACTTCATGAGCGGATTTGGCAAAACTTGGGATATGATACGTTCAGATGAGCCTTTAAAAGCAATAGATAGGGCTATGGCTGAAGAAATGTCTCCTGAAAAGGTAAAATCTGGAGAAGGTATTACGCCAAGGCAGAGAGAAGTCGAAGCGAAAATGGAACTTGAAAGACTGCTTGGTGACAAATTTAAAGATGTTGAACCTGAATTAGTAGAAAAGTCACAAGTTCCTGATGATATACCTAAAGTAATGAGAACCCTGCATGAGGATTTTAAAAAACTTCCTCCTGAAGCAACATTATTTATGGAAGAGTATTTTGGTGTTTATCAACAAGAATCAAAAGGATTTGCAAAGCCAATATCAGAAGCAACTTATGATGATATACGCGGGTTTCAGAAGTTTATTAGATCAATCCGTGTTGAGGGTGCTGATACTTCAAGACTGAAAAAAGCATATTATTATTTATTTCCTGACAGGGTTGGCGAAAAACAGCTTACCTTTGATATGAGCCAAACTTATAAGCAGTATCTATTATATAAAGACAAGAAAGGCAGAAGTGATCTCCTTGATATAAGAGTTCCATTTAGTACATTTAAATATTTGAGTGAATCTTTTGGTCAAGTATACACAATGGAAAATATTGAGCTGGAGAGGAATCAAGAAGATATTCAAAGGTTTTATAATTTAAGGGATCAAATTCTAGGTCTTGAAGACGGTACAACTAAATTTGCTAAACTTCATAGAATAGCAGTTGCAAAAATGTTAAGGGATAGTGGTGCCGGTACACAAGGTAGTGAAGAATCTCAGGCTTTACGTCAGGAGTTCTATGATAGAATTTGGGCAGAACAGTCTGCGGAGTTTGAGTCTCTCAAAGGTGAGAAATATCGTGTAACTGAAGAAGGCAAATCTATTGAGAAAACTGCTGAAGAAATTGTTGATTGGATAGGTGAAAGTCATGGTAAATTTTTAGAAGAAACATATAATAAATGGATTATAGCTACAGATAAAACCGGGAAGACCTTTTGGTCTCAGATAGATGATGAGCATATATATAAAAAATATGATGACATAATTGAATTTCTTCCAAGCGGTAGACTGAACTTTAAAAGAGTACAGAAGTTTTTATTAGAGCCTGCAGCATTTGGCAGTAAGGATTATATAACCAATCTGATAGAACAAACATCTTTATCAGCAGAGACTCTATATAGAATACAATATGAGACTATGCTTGAGGCTCGTATAGCTGAGTTAAAAATTAAGCCAGATAGTCCTGAAGCAACTAAGATACGTGAACGGACACGTAAACGATTTGATATGGACGATCAGGGTAATAGAGTATGGAGAAATACAGCTTTTCAACCCATAGGGTATGTTGGTTCAAATAGAGCGAGTAGAAGTAATGCATTTGAATACTGGCCTCAAATGATGCATAATGCAACTAGAAAAAGCCGAAGGCAAGTACGTGAATTTATAAGTGAACAACTTGGTAAAGTAAAAGTTGAAGCTCAAAGGCTTGCAGATGATGTTGCAGAAAATTCTGTTATTTCCGATGAAAACTATTCTATAAAACCGTTATTTCTTAGAACCGTAGATGGTGATATGACTTTATTAAGAAAAGGTGAGATTACAAGAGAAACGCTTGTAGATCGTATAGTTGGATTACAGGAACAGGCATATGAAAGCTTTTTAGGAAATAGGGCTAGTGAAGATGGTGGAGCAAGTGAACATGCAATGGCATGGCTGCTTGCAAACCATACAGATAGAGGCTTTTTAAGAGATACTATGGGGTTTAATAGCAAACCGGGATCTGGTAAAGCTCGTGGTGATACTCCCATGCCTGGGTTTTCTTTAGATTTTGATGTGATAGAAGCCTATTCTAACCAATGGGTATCATCTTTTTATAAAAATCTTACTGCTATTGTTGCTAACGATAGAATAAGTGACTTTACTAAAAATAATCCTCTTCATAATAAAGATCATTTACAAGAGTGGGAAAATTTTATGAAGATGTACGCTCGGGACGTTATGGGATATCCAAGTGTCTTTAATGAACAGATGATTGGTATGAATGATGAAGAATTGAAGAGAGTTAAAAAAGACATTAAAACATTAGAAGCTATTCCAGATCCTGAGATATCCGCAGGTCAAATTGATGAATATAACAGAAAGAAAGAATTAGTACGTAAAAATGAACAGCGTAAGAAAGTAAGGAAAACTGCTTATTATTGGCTTTCAGATGAAGTATGGTCAAATATGTTAGAAAAAGTTGCTTTTAAGTTAGGTGGAAAAGACACACCTAAATTGCCATCATTTGAGGATAGTCTTATTCCAAAATTAAAGGAATTGCCAAAAACTGAACAGGCAAGAAAGTATGTTTTAAGAAAAACGGTTCAAAGTTTTGGTGCGTTTGAAGCTAAATGGTCTCTTATATCATTACTGTCTCATCCAAAAACTGCTATTGGCAACTTGATGGGTGGTAATATAAATACTATTTCATCAAGTGGTTTAAGGCATTTTACTAAGGCAAAAAGCCCATCACATTTATATAGTATATTTAAAGGAGGAAAACTAAAAGACGGTACTGAGGCTACTCCTGAAAATATAATGACCTGGGTAAACAGATTTGCTGAAGAATCTGGAGCATTAGAATCTTTTATTGTTTCTGAAGCATCTTTAGAGCGAGGATTCAGGGGTAAGAAAATGAAAGGCTTTCTTGCAGAGTTTACTGATGAACTCAAAAAAGATTATAATATGCCTGATCAGTCGTTATATGATATAGCTAAAAAACATGGTGTAAATAAAGCAGTAGTTGATGCGGGTGCTTGGTTCATGCGTAAGTCGGAAAGAATGTTGCGTAGGGATTCATTTCTTACCCATTATCTTAGTTCCCGTGAAACTCTTTCACAGATACTGCCCACAATGGAATATAATAATCCATACCTTATAAAAATGGCTGTAAAGGGAGTAGAGGCTACGCAATTTTTATATCATGGTAGTGCAAGACCAGCTTTTTCAAGAACATCTACAGGAAAGATATTTACTCGTTTTATGCCTTTTGCATGGAACTCTATAAAATTTAGAAGACTTGCATGGCAAAGAGCTAAAGTGCATGGTTTTGATATTAATACTTTGCCGGGTCAAAGACTGCAAAGACAACTTACGGCAGATTTATTAACTTTTGCTTTAGCTCAGATATTCGTATCATCTATATTTGATTCAGCTTTACCTCCGCCTATGTCTTATATGCAGGATACTGCTGATTGGGTATTTGGAGATGAAAAGCATAGAGAGCGTGCGTTTTTTAATCAATGGCCTCATCCAGCTCTTGCTCCTTTATCTACAATAACTGGTCCATCAATGCGGTTAATACTCGGACCTACTAAAGCATTGATAAATAATGATTGGGAACCGTTTTTAGATTATCATCTATGGACATGGGCTCCATTTGGGCGTTTAGCCAGAAGTGTTGTAAAAACTTATGAAGTTCCTGAAATGTGGGTTGAACAAATGACAGGGATTCCTATTCATAGAGTTGCACAGAAAAAGAAAAAGGCTGAAAAAGAACAAGAAGAGTTGAAGAATGCCGCTTAATAATATACTTTTTTCCTTACATCCTTACATTTGTGTCTGATGGTCAGACACATCAGACAAGTTGTGCCTCCGTCTTTAGAACATCAAATGAGAGTTGGGCGATCATCTGGCGATGAATTGCATGTACACCTTTCCTTTCTAATCGCCCGTTGACTCTCTTTAAATGTCCACAAAGTAACCCCGTTTTTTGCAATATTGATACTTACTATCGTTAAGTGCAATTTCTGTTTTTTAAAGCCTTATATTGTTGAAGATAGACTAGGTACTTTTCCTACTTTTAAGTCTATTCTTGTACTCTCGGTTAGACTTTAGCTTTCTTTTCTTTTTACAGTCACTGCAATACTTCTCATTATGAAAGGATGAAGGATATTTTCTATGACATTCATTGCACTTTCTCAATGCACTGGATGCCATTAGCATCTCTTCATATTTTATAATAGCTTTTTCTTCTTGCGGTGTAGAGTTTTTATTGTTTCTTATTTGCCTAATAATAATGTCTTCAAAATATTTACAGTTTTTTGTATCAACAATACATCTGCCCTTTGGTAGATCATTATCAACATACTGTTCTAATTTTGAAGTAATGGTTATGGATAAGCAGTTACCATCCCAAAAATTTGCACATTCTTGTTTTGCCAGTTTTTTAGGATTCATCTTTACAATCCTTACAGTTTTTTTTATTGCACCTTATTCCACCAAAGATATCTCTTGATAAATATGTAATAGTTTTCTGTTTCCGTATGTTTAGCATATAAGACCAGTATCTTTTACACTTTAAACAAAGATAGGGCGGATATTTAGTTGAAACTTTTCCCCGCCAGCTATCTATTACTTTATCAATAGCTATTCTTTTTAGGTCTATCCAATCATCAGCATCTTCTCCGAAATAATAAATAAGGTCTAATATTTTTGCCCGTCTTTTATCCCTGTATTCCTGTAGTTCCTCTTTGGGAGCCATATGTTACCTCCATATAGGCTCCCTTACCATCTTTCGCTAAATTATATCTTTGCTTTTTTATATCCGTCTATAATTGTGACGACTATCAGCATACATCCGAAAATAGCTACAACCCATATACAGGCAGCTATCCCAAGTATAAACAGATTTGCTATCCATTCTGCAATATCAAGTATGAACATTTATCTTTTCATTATTAATATTTGCAGGCAGTTTGAACTTTTCTGGATATTTACCTTGAAGTGCTTGGTCTATATTCTCGCATATTGTATCAAGGTTGTAATCATCGGGTTCATAAAACTGTATAGATCGTATATCTTTCTTTATGTTTATCAATGCCATTTTTAATTGTTCAATAATCAACTCATTAGCCATTATATCAAAGGATTGTTTTTCTATCTGATTTTGATATTCTTCAGGTGGAATTATTGATTCAAAAACATTACCCATTAATTAAACCAGTTACGTACCTTGCTTAAAAAAGAAGTGTCTTCTTTAGGTACTTTTATACCTAAATGTTTTTGTATTCTATGTATACCGCTTCTAATGCCTATATTTGTAGCAATAAAAGTTAAGCAGGTGAAAGTAAATACTGACATCATTAAAAACCATGCATTGGTTTCTGATCCTGTTAGTATTTCCCATGCGTACCATTGTACTGTTTCAGTCATGTTGTTTCCTTTTAGTTAAGTTTTTATTACAGTTTTTACAAGTGATTCTTGGAAGTCCGTATGTAGGCATGTTGCCATATCTAACACAAACTCCTTCTGAAGATGTTTCCCATACATAAGAACATTCAGAACAAAATTTTAATCTTCCTCTAAATCTCTGTCTTGGTTTTCTAGTTGCGACTTTCATTTAACATTCAGGGTCTTTTTGGATGCCCTTTTTTATATCTTTTTGAGCAAAGCCAGTTCCTAATGAACCCCAGTTGACATGATTTTCTGGATAATATTTTTCAACAGGTTCTGAATCATCATCATCATCTAATGCACCTGCATGTTCCTTACATTCTGAACATATATCATTATCGGGCCAACCTGGTTCATAAAATGGCGCACTACAGCAAGTTGATACTAACATTTTTTAGTCTCCTTTCATATTTCTTAATGCCATAGTAACTATAGCTAAAATCGCTAATAGTACAAGCAAACACATTGTAGATAAAATTCCCATATTTTTCCTTTCAAACCGTAAGGGGCAAAGGTCGGCTCACCTAGGATCTGTTGCCTATTGTCTGCCCCCGCAGGTTTCTTTAGTGTGAGACTCTCCCCAGAGTTCCATCACTGAAAACTTGAGACTCTCATAGTGCCAACCTTTCATTTGAAACTATACTATGCCTCAACATAGCCATGTTATTTAATTTCAAAATCAGAGCCTCAATATTAATTAATCACAGTCTCCTGTTAAACAATTACCGTTATTGGCATTCAGCATTTGTTCTTCAGTTGGTTTATTATTTTTAGGTGGAAACTGTAGTTTCGCTATTTCTGCAACACCTTCTTTAATAAGATGATTAACATCTTTTAACAATTGGCTATCTCGATCAGTCGTATATAAAGATTCAGCTATTATTTCTAGTTCTCTTATTTGAAAACCAGTACCAATAAGATAAATCTTTTGTGTAATTTCCTTTTCTATAACCTGCATTATCATCCTTTCAATTTCTTTATTAATGTTAAAAATGTATCGAATGGCATTAAAGCGTAGGTTTCCCCGCGATCTTCTCTAAATGCCACTATATCTGTATGTTCACACTTTAAAAACTTGGCAATAGATTTTCTACGCTTTGCCTGAATAGTGTATTCTTCAATTTTGCAATCAACTTCTTCATGACAACCCATAGCTTTACCATTAGATCCCCATGCTCTTTGAGCTGATAGCCCCCATGCTTTAGCGAGAGCTACCAGTTCATTTTCGAAACGATTACCTTTTTGTTTACTTGGATGACTCATGGCAGCCAGTTTGTCCACCTGTGAAGTGTTAAACTTATTTCCATTGGTCCCAGTCCTAAACCAAGGTTTAGATGTTCACCTTTTACTGAATGATATCCGACAAACATATTTATAATCGTAAACAGTATAATTCTAAGACCTAAGCCCTCTTCTGAATCTTGATACTGCATTCTGAATAAATATTTCATCAAACTTCTGGTATAGCTACAGAAGCCAGCGAATCAGTTTGATCAAATAACATTAGTTTTTTGTTAAATTCAAACATCAGTTTTAGTTTGCCTCCATCTCTATTCTTTTCTGAATAAAGCATTCTTTGAGGATGATTCTCATCACCGTTTATTGTCAGTACTTTATCAGCTTTTTGGACAACAGTACTTGTGCCTTTTGCTGAATGTATATCTATAATACCGTTTTTAGCAGATTCTTTATTGATATGATGTACAGCTATAACAATACAACTCTGATTTGTTGCTATTTCTTTTAGTTTAACAATGATTTGGTTCATGCGTTCAAATTCGTTATAAACATTATTAACATGAAGTTCATCAGTAGGGTCTACTAAAATAATATCAGGGTTTTGATATGCTGCTTCTTCTTGTAATTTGTTTATGTCTGGTGGGACATGTCCAAATACAATATGATCATAAGGAGTGTAAAGACTCTTTAAAATCGGATCATTAGGATCATTTTCATCAACTTCATTACAATAATCATTTGCTTCAGCCTGTGTGTAACCATGTCCCATTTGAATAAGACGTTTATTAGTTAAATGCCAATTATTCTCTAAAGAAAGATACATTATCTTCTTAGTTCTAAGTGAAATACAAAGATTAGAAACAAAAGTTGACTTACCCATACCGGTATCACCCAATACGATAACTAATTCTCCAGGCATTACCCAAAAATCATGGTTCATACGATAGATATCTCTAAAGTTGAAAGCTTTTTTAGATATTCCTTCTTTAACAAACTTCACATATCTTCTTGTAAGATCTTCTGATGTTTCAAGTGCTAAAGAATAATCTTTGCGTTTGAAATGGATACATTTAGGATCGCAATGTTTTGACATGATATAGTCATTGCACCAATAATTGTAACCTTTTTCAAATTCACTTTCTGTTGTCGTCTTCGCTTCGGAATCATTTCCAGACCATTCAGATAAAGTATTATAAACAATCTGTTTAGGCATACCGTTCCTACGCATCCATGAAGCCAGTCTCATCATTGAATCATTTCTTTCACCCGGTATCGGAGCTTTTGAAAGAACTGTCTGCATACAAGTAGTAACAGAACTGGGATCAATATCAAATGCCGATCTTTTGATTGATGCATAGCTAGAGGTTATTTCTGAATATAGTTTCAAATATTTCTTTAGATATAGATCATCAACTTTATCAAAAGAATTAAAGAACATATCATTTGTTATAGCCGGTAAATCAGTAGGTAAAATACTTGCTTTTTCTTTGATTTCATCTATTGTGAGAGAGAATACATCTTCTCTAGTTAATGGTATTTTAAATAAACCGCTTTTTGCATTGTAGCTGTAAGGAGCGCGGATTAGTCTTGAACCATCATAAATAGAATCACAATCAGGAAATACATCTTCAAGTGTACTTTTTACTGATAAAGGAAGCGTAACAGATGATGTAAAGCCAAAAAGATTTGGTATTACTATATGAAATCCAGTTCCTGAAAACCATATTTTTATGTGTCCATCCTTTATTCCCAAATCTTCTGTGAGATTTGTACCAACAAAGTATCTGAGAAAATCTAAAAATCCTTTTTCTCCCATACTCTTTGGTCTATCCAAATCCAGTATTATTTCATCGAGATAGTAAGAACCCTTAAAAGAACTGATACTTGCATTTTTATCGTTTAAATGCCTTTTTATATCTTTATCGAAAGAATACCAACTATGGTATAACTCGTGTTTTTCTTCTGTATTGCCAATAAGGTTGGGCAGATTCGATAATAAATCCGCCCTACCTCTATTTGTAATATGACCAGAAGCTATTTCTACGTAGTTGTGAAGCTTACCTGCCACTTTGTTTCTCTGCTTTTGGTATTAAATTCATTAAGTATTATCCCAGCATTATCAAGCATATATTTTTTGTCATTCCTAATTCCCCTGAACTTTCTATTCAGAGTATCTGCATTGAATGTCTTTCCATATATGTTTAAAATCCACTGACGAGTTGTATCTTGTATATCATGTGAACCAATGACTGTACCATCAGGCAAGTTCCCTAACCACTCAACAATAAAATCTTCACAATTGAGTGTAGTTCTTACTCTTGTTTTAGGTACGCCTACTTTATCGAAATGAAACTGCATCATTATAAATCTGGAGTATCATCGCCAGAAGGTTTACTATTCCACATATTAGCTATTTTCTCACTTGGTGAGCTATTATAGTTTTGAGGAGGTGTCTTCTGAGCATTCCATTTATCTAAAAGATGTTTAATTCCTTTTTCTTTAGATGCATAGTAAAACCATGTATTCCTTTTAGGATTACCGTTTTTATTTGTACCTGTAGTTTCATATTGCAGTATATATACATGTCTGCCAATACAATCACGGATACAATCATCGTTAAGACCAGAAAAATCATCAGTCATAGGTGATTTATTTTCTACACCAAGTTCTGTAAGAAAATGACGTATCTTCCATGATCCGTTTTTTACAGGAGGATTTGAATTACTAGAACCGAAATCCGATGCAACGCCTTTATCCTTTGCATGATTGCCATTTATGTAAAATGAAGTAGGATATTTCAAGGCTGGTTTGTCTGGCATTGTTCCTTCAACACGTATAGAAATATCATAATCATACTTATTTTCAGCATTTTCAATCTTGCTTACTTCTATATGATCAATATATACGCCTTTAGGCCAGTCTGAGTTATTATTTCCATTTTTAGTTATTTCAAAACCCATTTAGTTCTCCAATTTATTATTTAGTTTTGTTTCAAGTTGTTCTAACTTTCCATTATTCAAGCCATCAGCAGCTAGAAAATCTAAAAGTTCTTTACGTTTAGTGTCACCAACATCAACAGTTTCTATAAGTTTTTTGACATTATTTAATTTTGTTTTTGTTGGTGGTTTATTCAGCCTAATACCTTCTTTAGCATCATCAATAATTACTTGAGCATGAAGTTTAGTCAGATTCCAGCCTTTAGCTTTGTGATCAGCTATTACTTTTTTATCAGTATCAGGAATATTTCTGTCTCTCATTAAAGTATCCAGTTTAAGCGTTTGATCTTGTGTAGCACCGCCAGCAACAACTTCTTCACCTGTGAGATGTCTTGTTTTTTGATAATCAAGATCTTTGATGTCTTCACCAAACCATAGTTCTACACCAAATCCTGTCATCATAGAAACACCTTTTGCAACACATCGTCTTATAGTATTTTCAATTTGACATGAATCTGGATCAGTAACTGCCTGCATTCTATTATTTCTAATAGCAAGTATTTCTGTGTGTCTATGATCATCACCACCAGAATCTGTTACCCTTAAATCAACCCTTACCATTCCAGATTGGTTTGGTAGAATCATATAAGGAAGAGTTAGTTCATTGCCAGCAATAGTTACGTTATATTCTTTTACTGAGTAATTAGCATATGGGAAATTCTTTTTAAGCTTATCCCAGGCTACTGCCCATGAAAGATAGTCTGCACTAAATTTGCCAGCATCTTTTGTTTCTATAAAAGGTTTATAGTCTTCAAGTCTTAGTATATCATATACGTTATATATGTTTGTTTCATTCATCTTTTAGTTTTCCATTGTATGTATTCAGATTCAAATACCAGCATTTAGTTTTAATAGATTTTATTATTGTATCTGTTAAAAGCTTTCTAGCAGCAGATGAATCAAGATTTAATTGTCTTTTAGCAAAGCTTTTTATAGCTTTGTGTATTTGTATATCCATATTAAAAAACAGGGGCTGGGTCAGTTGATGTGTGTGCATAGCTGTAGATAATCAACTGTCTTACATTAACAAATGCGAAGTCCGATATAGTAATACCCAGCCCCCGAGGAGTTACGCAGTAGCGTATTTATGCAACTTTATGTGCTGTTCAAGGATTCTGTTAGGTGGTGTACTTTTCAAAGATTCAGTACAAGCATTATACAATGACCACATATTCTTATCCTGAAATTCTTCATATGGAGGGTTTTTCCAATGACGAAATGTTTCAGCAAGCTGTCTTGGTTTTAATACATTATGACCATATAACTTTCCAATAAATTCATAAGCTTTATTGTTAGTTAAGGGTTTATCTGCCATAATATCAGCATCTTCAACAAGATTTAAGAAACTATGATTAGCACGATAAAGAGCTTTTACAAGTTCATCTTGTAGATCCTGTATCACGTTTTTAGTATGCTTTCTCATTATAGTGATTTCACCAAAGAAAGACATATTATCACAGACAAATATTCTAGCACCTGCACAAATGCCGTTTGCCATAGATTTGTCATAACTTGATCTCATACCAATTGCTTGATGCATTTGAGGTGTCTGATCATCAAAATCATCACCTTTATAAAAATGTACACCAAAAAACCTTTGGTCTTTACCAGCTAATGCATATTGTGAACTATCGTATTCATAGCCTTTAAGTAAATCATCAGCTACCATTTTTGTATTATTAACTATATCTGCAAAAGAAACAGGAACATAAGTGTTTGTTTCTTCTGGAAGTGGGACGGCAGCCAGCTCTTCAAAGCCAACTTCTTTGCCACCGCAATGCAACATCATTTTGTTTTTCATAAAACTTCCTTAATAAATGTTTCTAAAATTTTCATCCTGCCTCTATGTGCGGGATGAGGTTTCTTTAATGCTTTTATTATCTTGGTTTCTTTCTTCAGTTGCCAAGCATCAAATACTCTTTCGGCAAGATTATCAGGATATCCAAAATCATCTTTTAAAGCATTAATTAGGTCTATATCTTCCATTTCATTAGTTCTGTCAAGTTCATCCAAAAGTGGAAAAGCATTATTACATGCTCTATCAACAATAAAATCCAATTCGGTGTCGCTCAAAATGGTATCTTAGTTTGTTTTTTATTCGATATTTCTTGAGCTTCTGTAAGAATTGTATCGAGTTTCGTAGTCATACGTACTGCTTTTTGGAATTTTTCGTACTTAACATGTTTTTTGAAATCGGGATATTTATCAGTTATTATCTCAACAAGATCATCAATATGTGTAAACATATCTGTCCAAGCTTCTCGCATTTCATCTATGCACAACAATTTCTGGATCCTCCTGAGTGTATTTTTGAATAATATCTGTATCTATATCTGGATTGGCATCATACCAATCTGCTATGTCTAGTTGTTTGCCTTTATGCTTTCCGGTGCAGGTTATAACCACTTCATAAGGATGGAAAATACCTTCACGTTCATCTTCATACTCAGGGTATTCTCTGATTACTGTATCTGCATCGCAATAAGGACATTTTGTATTGTCTATTATCATATTAATAATTGTTAGAGAAGGCTCTCAGTTTCAGTATGCGGAAGGGGTAAGGAAGCGTGATTAACTACCAAGAGCCTGTCTCATTATTTCTTCACTGGTGTAAGATGCAGCATACGATTGTATGCATAACTATATAATTCAATTTGAGTACGTACCTTTATATCGAATTGACGATAAAAATACGGATCTTTTACTTTACGGGCTTCTTTTACCCCTTTTAGATCATCAATATCTCTTAAATAATTAGAGATATCCTGTTTGGTCATTAATCTTATTTTTATGATTTCTTCAGCGTAGAATTTGCCTTTAACAAGTTTTCTTTGAAGGTCAATATCTGTCGCATGATTCCATATTGACAGCTCAATAAGTTTCTTTCTAGCATCAAGATTAAGAAGGTCTTTTATTTGCATTTTAACTCCTTTTAAAGTAAGCATACTGTATATTTTTATCCAGTATTAGTTTCATAATTATGGGTAAACCCCACTGCAGTTCTGCAGTTTGAAGAAAATTTGAGATGGTCTGACTCCGACAGACTGCAACAGGGACTTGACCTTATAGGCCGTTGGCATCTCAAATCTCGTTTTATCTAATATAGAGTTTTTCTATCTAGATAGTGGTACTTTACAGATATATCAGTCCAATCACTTTCTTTAGATGTAAACACATCTTTAAAAGGAAATGGAGAATTATTCTGTACAGCGTATTGAACAACATCAGATTTCTTACCCTTACTGATTTTGCTCAGGTTTTTGGTAGTAAAACAGTTTAAAACATTAGTTACAAACTGTTCATCACCTTCCGCATATTGGTCGTTAAACCAATCTTTAAGCGTTTTAGCATTAATGATCTTTGCAAACTTATTTAAAGATTTAAATGAAGCAGAGTAGATAGATTCAATAATAAGAGTATTTACAATCTCCAACCCTAACAATGATCTCATATGTAGATTCTCTTTACCGTATTTATCAACAACAACTTTCTTTATACTTTCAAGATTAAAACCTGTAGTATTGTAAGCGTTGATAGATATATCATCTAATTGAGTCATTTCACTAAATGTCCATTTAAGTATGCCTGGATTAGAACCAGTAACATTATTACTATCACTTTTAGTAGGTGCTAAGAATTTCAAAACAAGGTAGTCAACATAATCTTTAGCGAGTGTTCTACCTAATTTCTTAGTTTGTCCATAATATTTATCACGTTCTACTTGAATTGTATCAGATTTCTCTGTTTTGATTCTTTTCTTAACTGTGATATAATATGGAGCCTCTCTTAGATCAACTGCAGATAGTGCCTGTTCCATTTTTTTGGAAGAGTACTTATGTTTAAACAATGTATCATAAGAGTATCTATCAACATCTTTGTGATATTGATCGAGCTTTTTAACAGGTATGCCATCTTCATAAATTGCCTTATAAATGCCAGGACTAACTTTCGAACAAGCAAATTTGATGAAATCTGGTTCATTGCAATAATCTTCAGAATAAAATTCATCAAATAAGGTATCTGTCTTTGGATGTTTATATCCATACTCTTCTTCCATTGATTGAAGGTTTTCCTTGCCATCTACGAAATCAACAAAATCACTGTATTCTAGTTTATTTGTTTTAAGATCAGGAAATTGATATGGACTATTAGTACTCCATCCTCCTTCAACAAAATGCTGTTTAATAACTTTAGATTTTGTTTTCTTTTCCCTTTTCATAGACCATTCAATAGCACGATTCTGCATCTTTTTAGAATTTGATGCAAATTTGAGAAGACTATTCATACTGTCATCAGTTACAACATCTGGTCTTAAAAGAGCAGGAGTAAGATTAGCCAAGTTGAGTCTTTTGCGTACATAATTAAAGTTATGACCAAATTTATCAGCTACATCCTGTACTGTACTCATATTATCTGTCATGCCCCTAAAAGCCATCACTTCATCAAAGAGTGATAGATCTTCACGCATCAGATTTTCATCTATCTGTTTACTTGAAAGATCGCCATTTGGTTTATCAAATACACAAACAGGAGCAGTTTCTTTACCTAATTCCTGTAATGCTTTTAATCTGCGATGTCCATAAAGAAGGTAATATTCACCATCTTCTTCATAAACTGAAAGAGCAGTTAAAATGCCTTTATTATTTACTGATTCCTTAAATGACTTCCATTCGTCACTTTTGGTATCTATTTTATTTCTCACATTACTAACAAGAGTAATGCTGCTTATTGGTATGTTCATAAGTTTTCCTTTTTTGGAAAGATATACCGTATTGAATAAATAGCCATTATTAATAGCAATATTAATACAATATAATCTGTTATTATTGTTATCATCATCGTGTACCTCTAAATGATACTATTGATTTCAATTCTTTTAAGAATTTTTCATTAGTCTTTGATGGGAAAAAGGTCTTTGATGGTATTGTTTCATAATCTCCAAGATGACCAGTTCTTTTACAAATAGCTAACATATCAGCATCATCAATATATAAATAGTAGTCAGCTGATTTATCTGACCCTAAATATACTTTATGTTGACATTCATTTGTATGTAATGGCATTATTTCTCCTAAATAATTTTGTATTGAGAATATTTCTGATAATTAGATTTCTTTAATATTAATGTTGGTTTATAGACATGATAATTGTGATCAATATTATTAGTTATATAATATAGCTGATTATATTTTTTCATAGTTTTTTTGTTCTTTTTTGGTATAACTAAAGCTAAATATCTCCAACCATTGTCACTCTCTCTAGGAAAGATATGACCTATTTTGGTATATTTGTCAAATATTCTATATTTTGGAACAGATGTTATAGCTGTATAAAATTCATTTGGAAACTCTAATTTCATAGTTTCTTCATAATAACTGTTTTTAAATGCTATCCATTGAATACCAGTATAAAACTTCAAAAATAAATCAATATTATCTTTTTTCTTAGCAATAGTAACATCACCAACATTCATATATCCATATTCATCTACTTTTACCTGAATTGTTTTTTCGTTCATATTGTATTTCCTTAATTAAAAGACGGAACACAGTTCAGAATCTGTTCTTATGGATAGACCCCAGCCTGACTGTTTATGCTCTGGGTACACACCCGTCTTTATTATTATAATTATTTACATTCGCATTTTACTATGAAAGGTCCTCCATCTTCAGCATCTACATCCCAACCGGAACAGAAACCATTTTCCATCATAGAGTATTTACAAATATCTTCTTCTAACCATGTTCCACTAATCAAAAATTCCCTATCTTTATTTGATAAATAAGGGAAACAATTTTGTATTAGTTCACCTTGATGATATTTAAATAAATCCGGTGCTTTAACTACAACTTCATGATTTTTACCAGTATCAAACCACTTACCTTTGATTAAATAATCATGGTTAGGTGCTTTATCTAAATTGATTTTGGTAAACTCGCAATTATTAAATGCATATAACATATTATTCTCCTTTTAATTTTGTTTTTTTAAAGATGTTACATCACTGAAGAAAGAATTTATTACAGACTTATTCATTCGTCCGCAATCACAAGAATATATTTGATGCTGTCTATTTCTCAGCCGTGTCATTATTTCTTGAGCTTTATAAAGAAGATTCCGTGTTTTACGTTCTCTTTTTATCAATGAGTAATATTTAGCACAAAGTATATCATATTTATCAATGATATCTTCATACATAGCGCCACTAACAAAAATTTTATATTTCATATTGTATTTCCCTTTCAAAACACTAAGGGATGATATTGCTATTATCAGCTCACACCCCTTGTGTTTTATAGCTACAGTCTCCTGCAACTAATTATTTAAGATTCTTCCAAACTATTGTCCATTATTTCTTCATGTCCACAAACAACACAGGCATAAACACCTTTGTAAGGCTTATTAATACCATGTTCTTCAACTGTTACATCACGTACTCTTTTAAATTCTATCATAGTCGTTTTTGTTCTTTTTATCTCAATTTTATAACCAGCATCTCTAAGGGTTTTACATGCATTATAACAATTATCAGAACATTTCTTACAGCCGAATGGCGGATATCGTTTTATTCTTGAGAACTTTCTTCCATATTCATCATATTCAAAATCACGTGGTGGCATTTCTACTATTTCAAGAACTCCATCTTCTTCAAGCTTTTTCATATCATTTTCAAATTCGGACTCATTACCTTTTGAATCGAAACATGGTACTGAATCATCTTTGTTATCCATTTTGGACTCTTTTAAATTTAAAATTACTTTAACTCGATGAGCTGGTCTAAAATAATATTCATCGCTTACAGTATTATATTTCCATCCTTTGTCTTCACATTTGTCACATATATAATAATAATTCCAATCTGCATTTAAGAGCCATTTTTGTTCATCTGATGGTTCTAAAGCTCTTTTTTCAGCATGATTATTACAGGATTCTATTTTGCATTTCATTGTTAACTCCTTTTTGAAAGCCATCCTTTATATCTATTTCTATTTAAGTGTTTCTGAAAAAATCCGTTAAATGGGTGACAACCAGCCACCCAAGTAACAGATACAACAGGACAGAAATAAGGATCAGCACGTAGCTGCCTTTTCTCTTGCTCTGGCTTTAGCAGATATGTAATTGCTAAAGTTAGACTTCCGTACTTCTATGATATTGTGGTACGGTGTAATAAAATGCCAGAAACGTAATGTCTCAGCGTATAGTTCTATCATAATATTTACTCCTATGCTATTTATGATTCTGTTTATAAAAATTACTAGGACTAACCTTTGCCAATTGACATAATTTATAATATGTTTCTTTGGGGGTTCTTATTCCATCCAGGTTTAACATTAATCTTTGAGGAAAACCATTCCTGTCATTGTAGTAAACAACTCCTGTTTTACCTGAATAACCAATATGTGTATTACCTAACATAGCTAATACAAGTTTGATTAGATGTTTCATTTCGGACTCCTTTGTTTTGTAATAATGGTTAGGGGGGCGGGAATCAAACCCACTTCTCTTATCGTGGTTAACCGATAAGCGAGAAACTCAAGTTAATTAGGCTTGAGCATATCTTTCCTTGATACTCAGTTCTCCACCCCCAAATCTTATGAACTACCCGCATTAAAACAGCTTTAAAAGGTTACGTTGACCTTAAAGTTATGGCGATTCACCTTTCGGTTACTTACACCACTTTCATAGTTCATAGTTTAAATCTTTGTCTGTAATAAATGAGACAGACAACTCTGAATAATGGAGAGCCACAAGCAATGGGGGAACAGATTACAGATCCCTTTATATTCAGGATCACACCCACTAATTTGCTCCAATGTTGCAACTCTCCAAATTTATCCATTATATATGCCTTCGTTGTACTTCAAAATAGATACAATCTTGATACCATTCTTTTTCCCATCTTCCTACTGGAGAATGTTCACAGGTAGATTCATTTTCCCATGATTTTATAATAATGAACCATGCAAGAAGTATTTCATCATCAGACATATTTCTGATATCTTCAGCTCTGTTATTTTCCATTGCTATCACTCATATTTCTTAATTGACATAATTTATGCGTCTTTTTTTTGCAGGGATTTAAAGGGGTATCGTGATGACACCCCTTACAACTGTTCCCGCAAGAGCCAGGACTCTATCGTGGCATATCTGCCAGCATCTGCAACAACTCATCGTTATGCTCCAATACTGCATCGAAAGAGACATTAGAGTCTGGTCTCTTGTTGCACCAAGCGAATTTGGTCTTCTTGTTATACTGGGCATGTCCCTTAAGACCGAACATAGACGCAAAGGCATCCATCTTGTCAAGTGTCGCTTGGGCATCATCTGGTTCTACATCACGTTGTGATATACGATCAGTACCGTGTATAATCTTCGCCTTATCAGCGGTCGGAAGATTCTCCCACTTATCAGCTAGTGGAATAGTGGTAAAACCTTGCTTAACCATGCGGGCTATGCCATCGATGACTCTTGATACGAGATCTTCGACATAACATTCGAATCTAAATGTATTCATGATGTGTCCTTTGTTTGTTTGTTTAGACATAATATAGTACTATGCCTTATATCGACGAGGGCGTCGCTCAGGTGGTGACGGTTGATACAACTCAACGTGTTTTTTCAACTAAATGTAGGTCCGGCACCGCCTGAAGCGACGGGGGTAGGGATACTGTATATTACACACACGCAGTCTACAGCAATTTTTCAAGAATGGGCGTAGAGAATCCCTGTTTCATTAGTTATCTTCGGTTGATGAAAATCCCGAAAATAGAGCGTCTGAACATTGAAACTGGTCAATTTGAGTTAGTGGAGTCTGTAAAGGAGGAAACTACTTGGAAACTGATAGGTATTTTCAGTGCAGAGGAGGGTATTTTAATGAAGGTTATTGAAACTGAGGGCTGGATGGAAAAAAAACGAGGAGTATCGCATATAGAATACGATTAAAGTGCATGGATTAAGTAACAGTATATAGTAACTGTTACTTTTATACTGTTACTTATAGTAACAGTAAATTATACTAAACTGATACTGAATGCAACAGTATAATTTATATACTTTACTGTTATTACCGTTACTGTTACTACCGTATGGACTATATTACAAGAAAATTTAAGAAAAATAACTACCAAGATGTCACTTATCCCGTTTATTCCGAAGAGGAAGCAAATAATAGGGAAATAAAATACAGTTCTTGGCGGAAATGCCGGGAAGGTGACTTTGGTATAAGTGATGACGGATATATTGCTGAATGTATCTACAGAAAACAGTTTAAAACCAATGAACAGGTGACATTTCCGTACGGCAGGCAGTGGCTTGGAGGGGCAAGGGAGCTAAAATACGTACCTCACCGTGATACAGGACAGTATACACAGGTTGGAACCCTTACATGGGACGAACAGGAAGCCAGAAAGACCAGAACTAAGAATATGGTCAAGGTGTACGCTGAGATGATGCTGAATGGCGATAGGATAAATTGGGAACTACTGGGCAAGATATACAGAAAAGATCAGGAGAGGCCTGATTTGACCGCCAAAAGGCTATTTAAACAGGAAAGGATACAAAAAATGCTCGATGACGAGATACAGAAAGCTTTAAAGGACAGAAACATCTCTCAGGGGGATGTACTTGACATGATTATTGATGGTATTGATATAGCCAAAGAGAACAAAGATGCATCAAATATGCTGCGAGGAGCTGAACAGTTTGTAAGAATCATGGATATGCTCCCTAAGAAGTCTATGCAGACAGATACAGTACAGATTGACATGACAAGTACAATTCTTGATAAAATAGCAAAAGAAGAGAAAAAGAGCCTGAAAATGTCGCAGAAGAAGGAATTGCCCTATGAAGAACTCAAAGAAGCATAAAAAGCTGGTTGTTATTGAATCAAAGAACGAGAAGAAGCTTTTATCCTTTATGAGTGTAATGAAAGTTGTTGCAAAAGATATGGGGTTAAAAGTAACTGATGGAGCAATGCACAGTTTAATGGGGTCAGATTACTAGATGGCAGATAAACAAGTACAGATACTCCAAAAACTTAAACACGATATGATATTGTTTGGTAAGGTATGCATGCCAAATATGTTTTCAGCCGATTCTCCATCCTTCCATTATGATATAGCTGAAAAACTCCTGAATATAGACATAAAGCAGATGAACATAGTAGCACCTAGGGGTCATGCTAAATCCTCGCTTGTAGGGGGCATATTCCCCCTTTATCACCTAATGTATGGCAAAGGTCAGAAACTGATTGTACTGGTATCCAGAACTCAGGATCATGCAGTAAAGCTTTTAGGGCTCTTAAAGGACACTATGGACTATTCGGATACATTTAGGTCATTGTTCGGTTATTGGGGTCAGCATAGTGCTAAAAGCTGGTCAAAATCAGAAATAGAGCTAAAAGACGGTTCTATGATTATTTGTAAGGGAACAGGCCAGCAGATCAGAGGAATCAAGGTAGGTAACCAAAGACCTACACTTATTATTGTAGATGACCCCGAAGATGAAAATAATACCAAAACTGCAGAAGCTATGGAAAATAACCTTAGATGGCTATTACAGAGTGCAGTACCGTCACTTGACCCCAGAAAAGGGAGAATTGTCATAATTGGCACTCCTCAGCACCAGAGGTGTTTAGTGGAGACACTGAAAGATATGCACGGTTGGGATAATATGGTGTTTAAGCCAGATTTCGAGAATAATAAGGCATTATGGGAAGAATGGTGGGGAATTGACAAACTTCTTGAAAAAAAGAAGGAATTGGAGTCTATTAACCGACTTTCGGTGTTTTACCGTGAATATGCCTGTGAAATCGTAGGAGATGAAGATCAGCTCTTTAAAGCGGATGATTTCAGGTTCTATGAGGGAGATTTCTTCCGAAAGAACGATAATAGCTATTTGAGGCTAAAAACATTGGATGGTGTCTCATGTGAAGATGTGATTCCTATAAATGTGTTTACTGGGGTAGATCCTGCATCGAGTGTAAAGAAAACCGCAGATTATTCTGTAATATATAATTTAGCAGTAGATAACGAAAACAGGCGTTTCTCTCTGCCTTACTACCGCAAGCATGCAACACCCCTAGACCTTGCAGAGGCAATTGTAAATAATTACAGGCGTTACCGATCTGAGAAGACCCGTATTGAATCTGTTGGATATCAGGAGATGCTTCGTGAATATGTGATTAAACGCTCAAAAGAAGAGAATATGTTTATACCTGGCCTCAATATAAGAGAAAACCCTAGAAACTCTAAAAGCAACAGGCTGGAGTCTCTTCAGCCAATATTTGCAAGAAAACAAATGTACATACATCAAGATCAGCAGGAACTGATGGATGAACTCCTGTTATTCCCAAGAGGCAAGCATGATGACTTATTAGATGGGCTTTATTATGCTAATAAGGGATCATACTCACCTTATCATGAAGTAGAAGATGTTCCACTACTTACCAAAAAACGATACAATTTATTTGGTGACTGGCAAATAGCTTAATAAAGGGGGTTGAGAGCTGGAAGCTCAACTTCTTAAAATCATCCCCAATAATGTGCAATATTGTATAGTTAAGCCTACAATGTTGTCTCACATACCATATGGCAATTGAAAAGCATCCAGAAGTAAAGAAATCCGAACGCCTATTGGATAATTATCATGAGGGCAGGGCAACCTGGTCTACACAGGCTATGGAAGACGATGAGTTCCGTAATAACCAGCAATGGAAGGCTGAACACAAAAATATACTCTCTAAGCGTTCTCAGGTTCCAATTGTAGATAATATAATATATCCAGCAGTAGAACAGGCAAAAGCACTTCTTACTGCAAATAAACCAAAATTCCAATCTACAGGAAGAGATGATTCCGATAATAAGGTTGGTAGAATATTTGCAGATATTATGGCATATATATGGGATATATCAAAT